AAAAAAAAGGCAGGACGAGGCAATATCAACGGAGTGGCCGACAATGTCGCCTATACTGCAATTGGGACAATGGGAAAATTCTCTTCAGGCGGTTACACCGGAAATGGCGGCAAATACCAACCGATGGGCATTGTTCACGGTGGTGAATATGTCATGACAAAAGAAGCCACAAACCGTCTTGGCATCGCTACGCTGAACGCCTTAAACTACGGAAAACAAGCCTTAATTGCGGGCGGGTTAGGTATCGGACTTGCCACAGCTGCACCAATTCAGGTGGATAGCCGACCGCCAATTTCAGCACGTCCAAGCATCAGCCAAACCATGCAACCCATGGCGGTCAATATCACCATAAATGCACAGGCAGGGCAAAATGAACGACAAATCGCCCAACTTGTTGCAGCAGAAATCGAACGCATTAACCGCCAACAACAAGCAAGAATGCGTAGTCGAATGACAGATCGGGCATAAAAACAAAAGGGCGAAAGCCCTTTTTTGTTACCGCCTTTTTCACACTTCCACACACTCGCAAAATTAAACAAACTCACCAAAAATAGGGGCAATTATTACAAGTAGAAATCCGCCCATGTCAGCCGATAACAACCGCAGAATTGAAAGCATTATCCGCTTTGGCTTAATTGCCGAAGTCGATTATGCACAAGCAAAAGCACGGGTAAAGTGCGGTGAAATATTAACGGATTTCATCCCATTCATCACAATGCGATCAGGCACGACAAAAACATGGTCGCCGCCAACACAAGGTGAACAATGCGTCATCTTGGCGGCAAGTGGTGAACTGACAACAGCGTGCATCATCACAGGACTTTACACACAAAACAGCCCAAGCCATTCAGCTGATGAACACGTGATCGAATTTGCCGATGGCGCAAAAATCACCTACAACCAAGCAAACAGCGATTTGGTTGTGACAGGAATCAAAACCGCTAACATCAAAGCCGCGAATCAAATCAATATTGACTGCCAAACTGTCAACATTAAAGGCAATGTAAATATTGATGGGAAAGTAACATCAACAGGCGACATGATAGCGGGCGGCATTAGTCAGATGACACATAAACACAAAGATGTGTCGAAAGGTAAAGATAAAACTGGAGAGCCTGAATAATGAATCGATTTACAGGCGAGAAAATCACAAGCGAAACGGAACACATCAAACAGTCAATCGCAGACATTTTATTGACGCCAATCGGTTCACGTTTACAACGCCGAGATTATGGCAGTCGTATTCCAGAACTCATTGACAGACCAATGAACCACGCTTTGTTGCTCCAACTTGCCGCAAGTGCGGTGATGGCATTACACAAATGGGAACCCCGTGTGACGATTAGCCAATTCAAACCACAACTTACAGAAAACGGCATCACTTGCTCCATTGTGGGCAGAACAAAAAATCAAAACAACGTCATCAATTATGATGATGTATGGCTAGGCGGTAAGAATGAGCGAATTAGTTGATTTAAAAAAACTACCCGCACCAAAAGTTGTGCAGGAACTCAGTTATGAAACCTTACTTACGCAGAGAAAAGAAAAGTTTCTGTCATTACAAGAAAGTGATGAGATGCGGCAACATTGGCAAGCTCGTTTACAGTTAGAGAGCGAGCCAGTAGTTAAATTGCTCGAAGAAAATGCTTATCTAGAACTCTTGCTAAGAACAAATATTAATGAATCTGCCAAAGCCGTAATGCTTGCCTATGCGACAGGCTCAGATTTAGATCAATTAGGGGCATTATTTGGCGTCACTCGATTAATTATTCAAGCCGAAGATTTAAAAAGCAATCCACCTACCCCAGCAAAATATGAAGATGACGAACGCTTTCGAACACGCATTCAAATGTCATTAGAAGGATTAACCACAGCAGGCAGTCGCGCAAGCTATGAATTCCATGCACTTTCTACCTCTACAAAAGTGAAAGACGTTGATGTAACAAGCCCAACTGCAGGCACGGTGAAAGTTGCTATATTATCAACAGAAGGTCAAGGCACAGCCGACAGTGATTTAATTAATGCGGTAAAAGAACAGTTAAATGCCGAACATATTCGCCCATTGACTGATACGGTATTAGTCGAAAGTGCGGTGATTTTACCTTATGAAATTCAAGCTGCCATCACACTTTATCCAACTGTACTAGAAAGCGTTGTTATGGCAAATGTTAATCAAGCCATCGCCAATTATGCAAATAAGCAACACTTGCTTGGCATTGATATTACGCTTTCAGGCATTTATGCCGCCTTACATCAAGAAGGCGTACAGAACGTAAAACTGACCAAACCGCTTGCAGATTTAATCGTACAACCTCACCAAGCAGCATATTGCACACAAATTCAAGTCAACGTAGGTGGTAGAGATGAATAGCTATCTACTACCTACGGGGTCAAGCAAGCTAGAAAAACAATTATCGAATACGTTTTCAGCCATTGCGGAAATTCCTGTCCCCATTCGCCTTTTATGGAACGCTGACCATTGCCCCGTGAATTTATTGACGTGGCTTGCTTGGTCACTCTCAATTGATGAATGGGACGATGATTGGAGCGAAGATAATAAACGGCAAGCAATTTTAAATAGCATCCACATTCATAAACATAAAGGAACTATTTCAGCAATTCGCCGCGTGATGAAGTCAGTGGGTTATGGCGAAGTGGATATTATCGAAAACCAATCACTTAAAACATGGAATGGTGAACTAAGTTTTGATGGGTCAGACACCTTTGAGCATGAAGGAATGCACTGGGCAGAATACAAAATTGTGTTACATCAGCCCATTACTATTGAAGAATCAAAACAAGTGCGGCGGATTTTAAATGAAAATGCCCCTGCACGTTGTCATTTGGTTGCGTTTAATTTTACAAGGGCTGGTCATCGTTGGGATGGCGAAATCAATTTCGACGGAAACTTTACTTTTGGAGAAGTATAAATGGGGAAAATTACTGAGCAACAACAATGGGAAGAAGATATTTATCTCATTGAAAAACAAGATAAGGTGCTTGGCGGAGAGCTTGGCGTAATTAACGTACAAGCTAAACAACTCGCCAACCGAACCAAATATTTAAAAGACCAAGTGGACGGTATCAACCGAGACCGTACAGGCTATGCACCAGTCGCAAGCCCAGCGTTCACTGGAATCCCCACCGCCCCTACTGCAAGCCAAAACACCAACAACACCCAAATTGCGACGACAGAATTTGTGAAAACCGCAATCGCTGCATTGGTGGGTTCTGCCCCAGCAGCATTAGACACGCTGGAAGAATTGGCACGTGCGTTGGCAGGTGATGCAAATTTAAAAGCGACGTTGCTCGCTGAAATCGGGAAAAAAGCCAACGCTACTGATTTTAATGCCTTACATGATTTATTTATTGGTATCCCTATTCCTTATCCGCTCTCTACCGTCCCAACAGGTTGCTTAGCTATGAACGGACAGCGGTTTGATACTCGTCGTTATCCAAAATTGTCACAGAAATATCCGTCAGGGCAGTTGCCTGATTTACGTGGGGAGTTTATTCGTGGTTGGGATAATGGGCGCGGAGTTGATGAAGGACGCCAAGTACTTAGTTGGCAAAGAGATAGCTTAAAATCTCATACACATAATGTAAGCCTAGGAGTTTATGATTATGAAAAAGCATATAACAGAGTGGCTGCAAGTGATATTTCTTATCACAGGGATAGCAACGGGTGGGGAACAAACGGTGTTGACGGATTAGCAGTAAAAATGAACACAGATTATACAAAAAGAGAGACTGGAACAGGGCTAATAAATGCTTTTGGCGATAAAGAAACCCTCCCACGTAACATCGCCTATCACTACATCTGCCTAGCAGCATAAGGAGTACAACATGACCGTAACATTTAATCAAGACGGCTTTGCCGAAACGAGCGGTGAAATCACCGTTTACTGCACCGACAACAACAGCATTTACAGCCACAGCACCACCGAATATGTAAGCGAAGGAGGCAGTCTTTCCGCAGGCAGTTATTTAGATGCACCGCCACAACCGAAACTAGGCTTTGTGATTGTACGAGCAGATAAAAGTTGGCAATACCAAGTTGACCATCGGGGCACCTATTACAGCAAAGAAACAGGCGAAAAAGTAGAACATACCGCACTGGGTGAATTGCCAGAAAATTTAACTGCAATTGCACCACTGGATGAACCATGCAAATGGAACGGTACAGCGTGGGTAAAAGATGAAGCGAAGATTGCCGAGCTATTTACTCAAGGCAAAGAAAACCTACTGGCCACGCTTGCCAATAAAGCCGATACGCTTAAATCTAGCTTACTGGTTGGCTATCCGCAAACAGAGATTGAAAGCTTCTATCGCCAAGAGAAAGAAGCCTTAGCTTGGAAAGCTGATAATAAAGCCGACACCCCTATGCTTAAGCAAATCGCAAGAGTGCGTGGCGTTCCGTTTGAAGTATTGGTTGAGAAAGTCATCGAGAAAGCATCGCAATTTGCGGTGGCCATCGGCGTAATTATTGGGCAAAGACAGGCTTTCGAAGATCGCTTGTTAGCCACGAAAACGCTAGAAGAACTCACCGCACTTGAAAAGGAAATTGAAGAATGGAAATTCCAAGCAGATTAAAGCTCTACGTATATCACAATTTGATCGCCATCGACCAGTTGTTTAATGCATTAACTGGCGGAGCGGCAGACGAAACGCTATCAAGTCGCACCTATCGTGGGGCAATTTTAACCGAACAACCTAAAAAACGATGGCGTGTACTCTATCGGTTCATCAATGGATTATTTCGAGACAAAAATCATTGTAAAACCGCATACGAAAGCGAAATAAACGGCAAACAGCGCGATTATCGGTTCAATCAAGGGAATGAAAAATGAATGAAATAATTTTTGATTGGATCCGTGGGGATGACGAATTTGAAACACTAATTTTCAATAATGATGACGACACCCCAATGGACTTTACAGGGAGTCAATTTGATTTGCATATCGTGCCGGAACGAAGTCAATCAGAAACCATTAAGCTATCAACATCAAATGGCTTAACCGTTAAAGAAAACGAAATCACACTGCACGTGTCGCACGATCAAACAGAAAATGCAGATTGGTCGGTGGCAAGTTGGGATTTGCAACAAACTGACAAGAACGGATTAATTAGCACCCTTTGCGGTGGCAAAGTGCGGTTAAAACGGGATGTCACAAGGGGGTGAAATGTGTATAAAGACTAAGGCGAAAGCCAAACACAAAGTGACACTCAAGCCTAAACAACAACACAAAATCACCGTTCAAAAAGGATATGCCAATATAGGCGGTGATCTTGACACAAGAACATTACCAAACATCAACGAATTAATTATTCACTACAACATCGGAGCGCTTTAATGGCAAGACAAGACTTTAATCAAACCATCACAGAATTTGCAGAATTTGTCGGCATGAAAGATAAAGAGATTATCAAACTAATCGGCAATCTTCAAACGCTAAGCACCACAGAAAAAACATCGCTTGTCGGCGCGATTAATGAATTGTTCCAATCTGTCAGAAGTTTATCAGGCAATGCGGCAGGGATTAACGATAGCGCAACTAACGAAACATCAACTTTATCAGCCAAGAAAATTCTTGAGCTTGTAAACCAAGCAAAAACAGATGCGAAAAGCGAAATCTTAGGCGGTGCGGTAGCGGCTGAATTAGATACTATTAAAGAGCTTGCCGACGCACTAAATGGCATGAAAACAGGTGAAGATGGCTTGAATAAACTCATTCAAAAAATCTCGCAAGCGAATGAATCATTAAATGCTATGAATCAGAAATTCACCGCACTTGACAACGTCAATCTAAAAGAAGCCTACACTCGAGGTTATAATAAATAATGACATTTCAAACTGGCGTGACTGAATTTGCCGAATTTCTAGGAACTGAAATTAAGCGAATTGAAAATAAAATTCCGACTGACACTGGCAGTCAAGCCAGTAGTCAAATCATAATCACTGGAAATGGACGACCAGATAAACCTGAAACAACTAGCGGAAAGATTACAGGTAGAGAGCAAAACGGGGCTTTTTATAGCTCAACAAACGGTGCAGGCGTTGGAGCGTATCTGTGGCAAAAACAAAATAACAAGTGGGTTGTTATTTCTGGGGATACTGGCTCAAGAAGTATGTCAAGTTCTTCCGTAAATGTTAAAGAAGGTATTATATACCTTAGACGAGTGAACAATACGGTAGAGTGTTCTTTCACCAATGGGCGATGGGGAACCGTTTCGTTTTACGGGAGTAGTAATTCTAAGTTTACACGGAAAAACCACGCTAAACGAATGGATATTCTACCTAGACAAAAAATCCCGTACGGATTTCAAGCTGCTGTACCTATAATGTTGCCTTTTTATAGTGATGAGGGTGAAAACATTGCATCTGTATACGTGGCCCATAAAGCAGATAGTAATTATATCGAGCTACGCTTTAACGGCAACGTACCAACGGCAGACCTTGATTATATGCGTATGCCAGTTATCAGCTGGATAACTAACGACCCATTCCCTGATACTCTACCTTAATTTAAATAAAGTGCGGTCAATTTGGGCCGCATTTTGTTACCCCGTTTTTCACACTTCCAACCGCTCGCACTGCTCCATTCTCTCGATCACAATAAAGACATTATTTAAC